ATAAAAATCATCTTTGACGTAATTTGCACCACCTTTTTGTTGTAAACTTCCCATCCCTCGACTCGATACACCTAATTTACATCCCTCATCCATAAGGGATTTCACAATTTCTCCCATAGGTGTAGACATAATCTTTGCCTCTCCTATGAAATTCTTTCCATCTCGCTTTAAGCTCTCAGTTAGGTGTGAAACTCTCTCTAAATTCACTGTTGGGCCGTCTGGATGTCCAAGTTCTCCATATGCCCTCTTCTGTTCGATAAAGTTCTTATTGTACTTATCGACTTCTTTTTCAAGTACTTCCATTGGATATATACGTCCGTTACGATTCTTAATATCTGCTTGTAGAAAAACACCTTTAATTTTGTAGTTTTTCTTACCGTCTTCTTTTGCTTCGGTAATATATTCTACTTCTTCTACAGCCTCTGAAAATAATCTTACTGTTTCCATATCATTTTCCTTACGTTATATTATCAAAACCTGATACTTTTTTGCATTTTAGAATAACAGTACCAGTACATGCACTATCATTTTCGATATAGATGTCACCAGTAATACCACTACCAGCGTTATTTGCGATTGAAGGTAAAGACTGACTACTCGCATTATAAGCGCCATTACCATTTAGTGTTAGTGCAGTTACGTTTGATGTAGCGTCCCATTCAATTTCTGTTACTGAACTAACAGTCCACTGACAAGCAACGATTGATACTCTAGGATCAGTAGCCGCACCAGCGAGTTCAGAAACATCTATAACCTTTAATGCGGTTCCGTTTGTTCCTGTAATTGTGTGCTTTGTGACAAGTTCAAAGTCTGAATCTACTAATGTCTGTGTTGCAATAGCCATTATCTACTCCCTAGATTGATAACATTTCTTTTTCAAAATAATTCATTAATTCCTTTTCAGGCACTCTAAATTTTTTTGAAACATTCGTGATTGTTTTTTCGAAACTATTTAGGAAATCTGAAGGTTTAGAATCCATAATTTTAAAAATATCATCTACAGCATTCCGCATTTTAGGTGATAATTTTTTATATTGTCTGGATTTCCTATGTTCATCTCTCTCTACAACTGTAGATTCGTATAAGTTATCGAACTCAATCATCTTCTTCCACTGCCTGTGGTAGTGAACTGACAAATGATTTCGCATAATCTCTACGTTTTACTTCCAAAGTTTCTCCAACTTTGTCTGCAATTGAGGATTTAAATGCATCTTGAGCTTGAACATTGTCTCCCGACATAACTGCATCTACAAATTCTTTACTCATTTTTTCTTTCCTTTCTTCAATATGAGCTCTGAATCAATTTCTTGATCATCGACCTCTGGTTCCTCTTTATCTTTGTCAAATTTTTGAGAATCATCTGGTTTACCATCGTGTTCTGGATCGTCTGGGTCTACACCACCCACTGATAGTTTAACCCTATCTGCGGCAGACATCTTCGGATCAATAGGTTCTTCGCCAGGCCCAATCGGAATACGATTGATACCATCTCCACCTGGCGGTAGAATAATTCCACCATCCATAGGATCGGTTTCTGTCTCTTTCTTAATCTGATCACGCATTTGTTGTATATCTGAATCATTCATATGTAATACTTTCTTCAATACATATTCTTTACTGAAGAATGTACCAATATAAGGTTCAACAGAACCTAATTGTTGAAGTCTTTCTTCAAGTAACTCAGACTCTTTAAGTGCCGCAAAGTGTCCATCCTCCAAGAAGTCATATGAAATATGCTCTTGTATTAGAGGCCAATCTTCTGGAGCAATAACACCTTTAAGGAGTAAGTTTGTTTTGAGAACGTCTGTGAATAGGGGAGTGAACTTCTTACGAATCCGTTGTACGAACTTTGTAAACTTGAGTTCATCTCTTGTAATTTCTGTAGATCGACCCAAAGAGAATCCTGATTCAGATTCGAGTCGTGATATCGGCACGTTAAGTGAACGATATAGTTTTCTTTGAAAGTAGTTAATGTCATCAATTTCTCCAAGATTTGAACCGCCAGGCAATGTAGAAATCTCTGTACCTCGACCACCCTCTCTTCGTGGGAGCCAGAAATCTTCCAACATAGACATATGATTACGATCATCACGAATTTCACCAGTTTTCGCATCATATACCATCTTATTGCGGTATCTGTTCATAACGTCTTTAAGATATTGTTCTGCTTTAACCTTTGGTAGATTACCAACGTCAATGTAGAATATACGTCTTTCAGGCGCACGTGAGATACGATAAATTACAAGAGAGTCTTCGATCATACGTAACTGATTAACAGGTTTAATTGCCTTGTGTAGATATGACATTACTCTTCCAGAATTAGAATCTATTATTCCAGAAGGTACATATGTAATAGTATCGGCTGCAATTTTGACACCTTGATTTGCGCCTGTTCCTGTCATACCAGCACTTTGAATTCCTTTATCATTATAAACAAAATAATCAGTAACTTTTGTGATCATTTCTATACCAGTTTTAGGATCAATCTTTTTATCGTTTTCTCTTACTTTTTTAATCTTTGTCGCTTCAAGATAACGTAACTCAGATATGCCCTTACGTGGATTTTTACTGTCAATAATTTTTTGATAATACAATCGACCATCTACATACCAACGTCTAAAAATGTCATGACCTTTTACATTAAAGTCAAACAATCTAAGAACTTCTTCAAATTCTGTTCTAATTTTACGTTTAATTTTGTCTGAATAAGGAACCTTATCCAATGAAATTTGCACAGGAATATCTTCCTGATTTGCAACAATACCCTCATTAACAATATCTTCAATCGCAGTATCACACTCCGATTGTTGAGATATGTCTCTATATCTTTTAATGAGTTCTAAATCAGATTTCTCTCGACCATCAGTATCTAATACTTGACCAAAAAAACCACCACCAGCAACTTCAATAGAACCATCATCAGGAGCGGGACTAGCGAAACTTTTTTCGTTAGTCCCCAACTCCTTTTGTGATCTTTTGATACTGAAACCAAAAAGTTCTGCCATACTTAATTCTCCCTACGTTCTATTTAGTAGGTTAAAATTAGAAGTTTACGCCAGATGCTTCAAAGTGTTGGTATCTCCATGATACTTCAAATTCCTCAATCGAGTCATTAGTAGAAACATCAAGGGTAATGTTACTTACAGTTTTAGGCCAACAACTTCTAAAGATATAACTCTTCAGAACTGTATCGTCACGATCTAACTGTTCTAAAGTTAAATCAGTCGAATAATCAGATGGTGCAATAACTCCTGTATTTTCTGCAAGATCATTTATACCATTTGACCATCTTTCCATTGCATTACGGATCATAAAGTCTGTATCGTTCATGATCTGTGTTGTCCACTCAGTAGGAGAAGCACGATCACCAGCAAGATAGATATTACGACCACGAAATGGAACTGCAATTTCACCTAAATCCAAAGAAGGAATTATCGATGCCTTTACGAGAAAAGAAGTTCTACGAACATCTAGTCCAATTGCAATTCCAGGCGGTGGAGTTAATGTTACCCTAAATTGATTAGGGCGAGCACCACCACCTAGTAAGTTTGCTTTAAAATCATCTATTATAGCCATGATTAACCTCCTACCTCGCTAAATGCGACACCAGTTCGTACCGCAATAAAGTTTAGGGTAATGAAGTTGATGGAACGAGCTGGTTTGATGTATATATCACCAATAAACTCGTTTCGGTCAATGACTTCACCTGTATTATTTGTAGAATCGCAGACTACCTTAAAGTCAAAGATTCCTCGTCTTCCTTGTACATCTCTCAAGAAAGGTTCTACTAAGTTTCTAAATTGTGCTCTTGTAAATTCATCGTTGAACTCAAAGAGTTGAAATTTAGATGCAGTAGAGATCGCTTTTTCAAGAACCAAGAACAATCTTCGCACGTTGATACGATCAAATGCACTAGGTTTGGAAAGAGCAGTCTTGTCACCAAACAGAACCACACCTTGGCCTGGAAAGTTAGTAACAGGATTAACTCTTGCACGATACAACTGATCCCTTTCACTATTCTTAGGATTGTAAGAAAGTTTAATCGCACCACGAATATTACCACGATTATAACCACCAGGCGAGAACCAAGGGTCTGCAACCTTATCGGTATTTGCACAAAGACCAGCGATATCACCATTTAGTGGTACATATCGATAAACGTCAGCATACTTGTCATACATGTACTTGTATCCACTGTCGAACACCATGTAAGAGGATGAAGGACAAAGATCAAATGCATCTATGACATTTGAAGTTGCAGTTATACTAGTTGCAACATTGACAGTAGCAGCACGATATGGAGAAGCAAATCCTACACAATCTTTTCTTGATTCTACAAGATCAGTAATCATTGTTACGTGTGTATCCATACCAGCGGGAGTATTGGCAACACCAGAACTTGGCCCCGCAAGTACAAGGTTAATGTCTAAACTTTCTGTATCTTTAAACTCATCATAAGCAATTTTAAGTTCACCAGCAGTTACAGCATAATCGTCCGTTCCACCAGTAAAGGAAACAACTGTAATAGGTACAACCGCAGTATATGCAGATGTTGTATCTGTTCCCCAGTTTGTACCAGCAGCAATATGATCACCCCAATATACATACTCAGAAGTTCTAAAGAATACATCAGGATAGTAAATAGAACTACCTTGAGGTGATTTTGCAACAGGGTTCTTAGAAAGATTAGCAAAAGTTTCAATTACAGCGTTTGTTGCTTGACCAGCAACATCGTAATCAAAACCAGTTATGTCACCAGTTGTGTCATAAACAACTACGTGCAACTCATCACCAGTACCACGACCATTTTCTGTATTATACGCTGATGTACCAGGCGCAGAATCAAATAGATTGTAAAATGCCCAACGTCTGCGAATAAACGAATTATCTGCAATATCCGCCTGTAAACCAGCACCGTTTGGATCACCAGCAAGTCTAATTGTTAGATTATCACCTGAGATTGAAACGATTTGGTATTCATTACCTTCATCACCAGCAAGATGTGCAAAGGCAGTGACATCAGAAGATGAATCAGCACTTGAGAAAGAAATTAAATCTCCCACATTAAATGCGTATCCAGATGCATCTGCGTCATCAACAGCAACCACTGTGTCACCAGCGGATTCTGCAGCGGCAACCAAGTTATTACTTCCTAGATGTTGTTCGTATGCAGATGCAGAAGGACAAACTTGAAGTCCTAATGAG